GCTCTATCTGCTTTCCAAAATTTCCCTTCATTCGCAGTTTCGGCCCGTTTCCGTCACTGTCCGCGCATTTTTACGCTGATTTTGTGTATTTCTCCGCGTTTCGCGCAATTATTACACGCAAAATAAAATAATTTTATCTGTCAGGTGCGAACTTTCGCAACCCCTCTCCGCCGCAGGATCAGATACGCCTGCGCTTCGGTGGCCTCCCATCCGTCTGGTCGCGGCCTGTCCGCTTCGTACAGCTGTCCGGGGTCATAGATCATCACCTGTACCACCTCAAAACCCGGATAGTGCTGCTCCCACCAGTAGGCATTCTCTGCGCATTCGGTGCAGCCCTTGCGCAGCTGGCGGCGGCTCCACTTCGTGTCGCTGGGTGCCAGTTCTTCCGGCTGGCTCAGATTGCGTGTTTCAATGCAGGCCCGCTCTTTGTGGCCGTATATGTAGCCTATGGTCCCGTTCTTGCCCTGTCCGTCCACGCCCAGCAGCTTCTTCATGTCCATGCGGTCGGCGTTCATGGTGCCCAAAGGCTCGTACTCACCTGTTCCCGGCACGCGCCGCCGCCACAGATCTTCCAGCATTTCGCGCCATTCCCGCCGGTCGGCAGCTCCCATCCCCACACATTCGGCAAAGCCGTGCATGTGCAGCCGTCCAGCTTCGCCTTTGCGCACCGCCCATAGCATCAGCCGTATTTTGTCCCGGCTCACACCAAAACGCTTTACCGTGGCACCGATCACCCGCCGCTTGTAGTTCTCCACATCCCGCCTGCAGGCTGCAAAGTCCTCCGGCAGATAGAACTCTTCGTATGTTCCGGTCAGGAAAAAGCCGTCCCGGCCAAAGTTCGCAATGGCCTTGCGCTGCTTGCGGCGTAAGCTGGCGTGCTTGTTCCGCTCTTTCTGGCCCCGGTCGCTCTCCTTGTGCTTCTTGCCGCGCCTGCGGTGCTCCTGATCTGTCACTGCATAAATGCCAACGGCCATGTACTCGCTGCCGCACCGGTATTTCTTTTCCCGAATGTAGCTCTTCTTCATCTGGCCGTCCTCCTGCATCGGTATGCTGCCGGTGTTTGTTTTCTCTTCTGTGCCCATCACCGTCACAGAAATAACGGGTATACTAGCTCCCCAAAGCGCCCACCCCGGACGCTGTAAAAAGCGGTTCATCCTGCTATAAAATAAATGGTATAAAGGCTCCCGCCTGCCGCCGGTACGCTCCGGCAGCACCCGGCAGACTTTATCCTGCTGCGCTGTCGCCAAAGCCCCCGGCATCCTTTTGCCAGGGGCTTCCTCTGTTATTTTTTTTCGTCTGCGCTGTCCTTTGTGCGCCATCCAGCCTTCCTTTACGTAGTCGCTCCGGTTCACTCTGTCCCGGGATACCATGTCCTTTGTGTAGGCTTTTTCTGCTTTCACCGCAGCCGCCCATGCCTTGTACTTTTCGCACGTCCCATGGCACGCCGGGTGCCTTTCCGGACAGTCTGGTTTGCAGCACCATGTGATCATGCCGGTGCCTCCGGTTTTCCTTCTGCAGCCCAGTAGCCGTAGCTCAGCTCTTTTTTGCCTGCTTTCCGGGCCGCAGCGTTGTAAAGGCACAGCTCATGCACATCTCGCTGCAGCTCGTCCGGCTTCTCAATTCCCGTGATCGGCGGCCTGCTCTTTTTCGGCACGCTGCTTCTGGCTCCCGGCGCATTGCGCAGCACGCCCCGCCGTATCCTCTTCCGTGTCAGGCTGTAAATGCCCTGCGGCCTACAGTGCCCGGCATAAAAAACATTCGTCACGGTCTGTGTGTTCTTAAACAGTCCCTTTTCTACCAGCTCTGCGGCCGTACCTTCGTGCAACAGGTTTCCGTCCGCGTCAAACATGCTGTAAAACCATACCTCCCGCATCTGGGTGCCGGTCCTGTGGTCCGGTTCTGCTTTCGGCTTTGGCTGCTTTTCTTCCCGTTCCAGCCGCCACTTTTTCGGCTTTGCCTTTTTCTTCTTCTGGTGGGCATAGCCTGTGCATACGCTTTCAGCGCGGTTGTAGTATCCCTGTTCCATCAGCTCCTGCGGTGTGCCTTTTGCACGCAGTGCTCCGGTCTTTGCATCGTACAAACTGTAAACGTATTGCTTGCTCACACTCTTCCTCCATACAGTTCAAACTCCGCACCGTCTTCGGTGATCAGCACCCCGCCGTCCAGCGCTTTTGCCAGCTGCTGCAGCCTCTGGGCGCTCAGCTTTTCCAGCCCGCCGGGCTTGCACCATCGCCGCACATCAAGCGGCCTTGTGGCCAGCATCAATGCCAGCGTGCTTTCATTTTCGCCACGGTAGATCATGGCTTCCTTCAACGTCATCTTAAACGTCTCCTCTCCCAGCTTTCCGGCGCAGCTGCCTGCTGCAGAACTGCCTCGATCTTCTTTTTGATCTCACCCGGTGCCAGCACTGCCGTGCCTGCAGGCGCAGCGCAGCGGCCCATGGCTCCGGCCATGTTCCGCCGGAAGAAAGCATCTTTCTGTTCTTCATAGTCCCGGTCTGCCTGTTTTGCCCGCTCTTCGTCCGGGATGTCTTCCACAATAATGTCGTCGGTCTGCAAAGCGTCGCAGGCACATCTGCGCAGGTGTTCCATGGCAACATCCAGCCCGTCCGCACGGCCCTCTTCATTCACCTGCCGGTAATTGGCAAGAGTCTCCTGCTTCAATCGGTTCAGCCGCCCGGCGCCATATCCCAACAGCTCCATGCAGGCCTTTGCGTATAAGGTCCATACCATGCTGGCGGCCACATCGCCCGCCATGCGCAGCTGCTGCTCCCGTCGGGTACGCGGTGCACGCAGCACCGGCACCCGGAACTCCGGCTCCACGCCCTCCGGCATCCAGTTGTCCCGCATCGCCCTGCTCTGGTCGGTGCTGGGCATTCCTTTGCCGTTCGCCTGCATGGCAATGTTCAGACTTTCCAAGCCCAGCTCTTCGGCACGCAGCTCGATCCGGTTCAGTCGGTCCTTGCCCACACCAAAGCACTGGTGCAGCGCAATGATGATGCACCAGCGTGTCATTTCCGCAGTGCCGTCCCGCGTCAGATCCAGCTCCTGCCGCAGGTTCATTTTCTGCTTCACTGCCGTTTCACTCCTTCCCGGTATTGCTCAAACAGTGCGATCCAGTCCTGTGTGCTCAGCTGTTTGTCCCGGCTCGCTTCGCTCAAAAGCCGGTATGCACTGCTTTCCTTGTCGGCCGGGTGCTGCCAGTCCAGCTTTTTCAGCTCTTCGGCCATCCGGGCACGGTATTCTTCTAAGATCATCTTCGTTTCCCCTTCACGGCTCCCCGCGGTCGTTCATCCAGCTGGCAGCCAGTGCTCTGGCATCCGCCAGCTTGTCGCACAGCATGTTCACAGCGGATTCCTTCATCCACTCCGGCAGCCGGTCGGCCTGCAGCAGAGCGGCACCCATGTCCCGCACAAGCTCTTCGCCGTGCTGCTCCATCCGCTGCCAGATCTCCTTTTCATCCGGTGTCATGTTCATCGGTGGCCGCATCTCAGCCCGCCTTTCTCCGGCTTTTCGGCTTCACCGTGTCCGCCGGGGCTTTGTGTGCCTTGTTGCCTTTCCTGCTTTCCTTGTCCGCGCAGCAGCCAAGGCCCAGCATGGCCAGCGCTGCCGCCAGCAGCACCAGCGCCGCAGCGGCCCAGCCCAGCATTTCCCAGCCGTTCGCGCTGTGCTCAATGCCGCTGGATACCAGCAGCGCGCCAATGGCCGTCACCATAGCTGCCATGTACCACAGGCTTGCCCGGATGGTTGCTTTCAGTTTCACTTGTGTTTCCTCCTGTTTCGTGTTAAACTTCAGGTGATAGTGGCTCAAAACTATCACCCTGTAAGCTCGTCGGTGTTCGCTGCACCGGCGGGCTTTTTGTTTGTTCGGTCCAGCGCTCCCTGTTCCAGTGCCCGGTTCTTGTCAATGCGCCACAGCCGCGGCCCCACCTTTTCGGCAGGCAGTCGCCCGGTACGGCACATTTTCTGTACGGTCTTCAGGTTCACACCCATCAGCGCAGCATACTGCGCCGTGCTCAGGTATGCCGGCAGCTGCCGCGCATCATAGATCCGCGCTTTTCTCATATTACGTCTGCCTCCTCAATCCGGGCTGAAGGTCTGAAACCGGCATTCTTCGCCCGTTTTCGCTTTTATGTACCCGGCATTCTCTGCATCCGCCAGGCTGTAAAAGTCAAATTTTTCTTCCAGGCACGCCAGCACCTTCCGCTGCATCGGCTCCGGCACGCCCGCCTGCCGCATCGCCATCAGGCAGTATCCCATGCAGGCTGCATTGCTCCACGGTTCACTCAGCCCTGCCAGTGCCTGCATGGCGTATTCTTTTTCCATCATTGCTTTTCTCCTTTCGTGCACTTCTCCTCCTTGACAAAGGCTCCCTCCCCGAGGGAGCTGTCGGCGCAGCCGACTGAAGGAGTCTCATGCGCTCTTGCCACTTCTCCCTTTCCTGTGCTACAATCATCTCAAAATAGGAAAGGAGGTATTTTTCATGGCATCACAGTTTCAAATCCGTACCAAAGATATCCCATTGCTCGTTCGTGCGCTGCAATCGCTCGAAACTGTACCAGATACATGGTTCGGATCTGTAGACGACCCTTCTTTGATCTCTGAAATGAAGAATGCTGCCCGCGCCCTTCCGGTCAAACTGCGGCTCAAGACTCTTCAGCTGTCAAGCCTCGATGTTCTGGCTCTGCAGCAGGCTTGCTGCTATCAGTGTTTAGAGTGCAAGCTTTCAAGGCAGGACTACAAACTGCTGGAAGACTATTCAAATCAGTTCGCAGCACTTCTGGCTTCTGGTAATCTTGGTATGTTACAGTAAACATCTTTCCTTGCGCGCCATTCATAAGCGCTGCTCTCTGTGCCCGCCTCAGGCGGGCTTTTTTCTTTGTTTTCGTCCACATTCTCTCTCCTTTCATCTCTCGATCCACAGGTCCAGCCCGGCCGCTGCCAGCAACACACCGGCAAACACCATGGGCGGGTAGCTGATCCACCATCCCACATTGAACATCACCGATCCGATCAGCCCGATCAGCAGTGACCACTTCCGGCGGCTCATGCGCTCTTCTCCGGGGTAGCCGGGTGGGCAGTATCTTTTAAAGATACTGCCGTGGCAAAAAATATCTCGTTTACCTCTTCCGCACTCAAACTATAATGTTCCTGTATCGCGGCAATCTCGTTCTGTCTGAACTGTGCCCCACGATACTCGTTAATTTTTGCATTGAGCCGAGAAAGACTAAGCTGTAGATATCGTGCCAGATCTTGTTGGGATTCCCCATGCAGCTGCATGATTGCATTCAGCTTTCGTTTGTTCAATCGTTCATCACCTCCATATTTATCCTACTTAGATATCCAAGTATCTTTCTAGGATACTTAGATATTAGCATTTTGTATGAATCTTGTCAAGATATTTTTTCTTGCATTTTAGATTTTATATGCTATTATTAAGATACCCTATAGAAAGAAGGTGGTGACTCATGACCACAGGCGAACGAATCCGCCAGCTTCGTATCCAGCATCAGATGACACAGGAAGAGCTTGGCGCGAAAGTTGGTGTGCAGAAGGCCGCTATCTATAAATACGAAAACGGTCTTATTGTTAATCTCAAACGTTCAACCCTTGAAAAGTTGGCTATCGTGTTGGAAACAACTCCAACCTATCTTATGGGCTTGGAAGATGACGAGAACGATTCCTCTATTCTGTCCGAGCTTACCCCCCAGCAGTCCGCGCTGCTGTCGTCCTTCGATCAGCTCAATGAGGAAGGCCAGCAGAAAGCCGTGGACTATGTAGACGATCTGGTGCTCACAGGCCGTTATAAAAAATGTGCTGCGCTTGGCCTGGGCACAAAAGAAGCATAAATAAAAAAATTCCGTTTCGCTACTTGCCGAAACGGTTCGTTTGTACTGGAGTGATTTTCATGTTTTCTACTGGTATTTCTTACAATGAAGCCGAATCTGCCATTCAGAAACTTGACCCTTCCATGCGTGCAGACTATGAAAAAAGTCTCTCCGACCTCCGAAAAGCCGAGACCGTCTATGCGGAAGAAGAAGGACGGCAAGCCATCAGTTACATGGGTTTGGCGCTCAACTTGGAGAATGCCATGCAGGAACTCGCCGCCACAAAGTCTCTCCTAGATCAGGAACGCGAAAAGTGTCAATTCCTCGACCGTAGTATTTTTCCAATGCTTCTTCTGCTCTGCGGTTTTTTGAGTGCTTTCATCATACCGTTGCTTGCACATTCTTTGTCTTTTTCACCCTTATTGGCCATTGCTGGCTCTATCGCTTTTTCTGTCATTCTATCACTTATCGGCATCGTCTATACCTACGGAATTTCGGAGCACCTTGGCAAGGATCCTGATTTCTATTTGCTCTATAAATCCTCTCAAAAAGTAAAACTTGCCTTTTTTGTACTTCTGCCCTTGATGGTTGAGACCATCTATGGAATTATTGAATATCTCCGCCGCTAATCATAAAAAAAAATCCCCGGCACAAATGTGCCGAGGAAGAAAGGATTATTATGGTTTCTTTTTGTGGGCGTAAGCCTCCCGAAGAGCCTTATTCTCCACCTGAGGTCGTACCTGGCGATATCAACAGCTACATCAAGAACCGCCTGGATGATCAGATCACCTGGTACGATAAAAAGGCTCAACAGGCCCAGCGCACCTATAAACGGATGCAGCTTACTGAGTTGATCGTTGCTACAGCCATTCCGCTGCTTGCCAATTATACAGCCAGCTGCCCTGCCATCGCTTTTGTTGTCGGTCTGCTTGGCGGTATCATTACCGTTATTGAAGGCACAGAGCGCCTTGGCCGCTATCATGAGAACTGGGTCGAATAC